AATTGTTTACTACGTTACGAGCTACTACAATATTAAAATCGTTTATTAATTTTTTTGATTTTGTCATTTATAATTCTCCTGTAAATTAATAGTCCCATCTTTAGTATAAATCATAATCATGGGTGACTGTCACCATGTCACCATGCATCACCCACAACTATGCTGCCAAGCTTTCTTTCGACTAACTGCAACTCTGTATTGTTTAGTTCCACCTCCACGAATTTTCATGTGAAGTATTTGTCCTGTATCAGAGTATTTCAATCTGAGAACATACGAAGTCCCTTAAGCTTCCCATTCGGTCAACATGTACAAATCCATGTACTAGAGTTTGATTTTCGTTTTTCCGTCTTGTCTTATCTTTTAGTCGTTTTCGTTTTAATCGTCAAGTTTTATTTTTACTAATTTTTACTCTTTATATTTTAGGCACGTTTTAGTCTTTTAGTCTTTATCAAGTTTGACTTGCTGTTTTAAGTTTTAAACTCTAGAGCTTATGTCTCTAGTAGGTCTTAAGTTTGCTTGTCAATTCTGAAGTTAATCGACTTGATGAACATATTTAAATCATATTCGATAACAGAAAACAAGCTTTTTTTTGCATGATTATGCATTTTTTCGCTAAACCATTGATTTTGCTGGTCTTTTTACCCAAAATAATTTTCTGACAATGTATTATTGTGTTAAATCGCTAGTAAAATAAGGCCTTTGAGACTGAAATACATAAATTTCATTTTTTTCTATTATAACTAGTGCTATATTTGCAACTAGGGTAGGCATGTGCCACGCCACCACCGGGCGTTATGTATATGTACTCTGCCAGAGAGGGGAATATTAGGCTGTTAACCACTGTATACAGCGGCAGCATTCTGTAGCAGCAGCAATTATTCTGCCTAAATATTAGGCATTTACCTAGTTTTTACACAAAGTTCTGTTAATTATTACTCCAGAGGAGGGGGAGGACCGGGGTGCAACGAAAGTATTGCCTAAAGTTTAAACATTTTGTATTGACTGTGATTAAACTTTGTGCTACTATTAACGAATCAGTAGCCTGATGGATAATGTTAAGCATTTATGTCACAATCTGAATTTATTTCCTTACGAAGTGAAGATTTCTATTGACATACATTGTGTATACATTATAATATACTTAAAGTATCTTAAAGTTAACCTTAATCTCCTACTCCTTTAGTTAATATTTAAAGTTACTTTAAGAATACTTTAAGTATACTAGTAACAGAAAAATTAAATTAGAGGGGAAGGTGTATTTTCTGTCGTTTGTTCTTGACAAGGAACACGGAGAAAGTATAACTAGGGTCATGCCAAAGACAAAAACGTATGTTAGCGATAATGTCTTGCACGAATTTTATAAAGCTTTAGCTGACGGTGATGAATCAAGACTACGAAGATGTCATATCCCAAGGTCAGATGTCTTCTACGTCCGTGAAAAGATATTTCAAGATACTGGAGTACGCTACACACTAGACCACGTAGAGAGGGCAATGTATTTGGAGGGAATGCTTGAAGCAAAAGATGTTTATCAGCCACACGTAAAGAGAAAAAACTATGGCACATGAGAATAGAAGAGCAGCACTCCTCAAGAAACATAATCTAAAAGGGGTAAATAAACCCAAGAGGACACCAGACCATAAAACAAAGTCCCATATGGTTCTGGCACAAAAAGGTCACGAGTTAAGACTAATACGATTTGGGCAACAGGGAGTCAAGGGAGCAGGTAAAAATCCTACGACTGCTAAAGATAAAGCAAGAAAGAAGTCGTATTACGCACGGCACAACGCACAGGACTCAAAGCCTGACATTATGTCGGCACGGTACTGGTCACATAAAGTCAAATGGTAGGAGATACACATGGCAGAAAAAAAGAAAAAATCGTTAAGTGCTTTTGAAAAAGCTTTTGCAGCAGCAAGAAAAAAAGCAGGAGGTCCTGATGGTATATTTACTTTTAAAGTAGGGGGTAAAGATAAAAAATTTACCACAGCTTATGATGGTGAAAAAACATCTAAAAAGACACAAGAAAAAAAGAAAGAAAAGAAAGCTGTAAGCAGTGGAGTTTCTATAAAAGACTTAGAACCTTTAGGTGAATCAAAGTTACTTGCAATAGGAGCTAAAAAAGTAATAGGAGATAAGAAACCTGCTGCAAGTAAAGTAGATGTAGGTCTCAGTAATGCTCTAAGAAACTTGAAGAATAAGGATAAAGAAATACTTGCAGGTAAAAAGAGAGCAGGTATGGGAGGTCCTAGTGCAGTTTCTGTTACAGTATTAAGTGCTTCTGATAATAAAAAGAAAGACTTGTATGACACTGGTTTAGGTAAACGTCTAAAAGGTATGGTGAGTGGTATTAGTTCTTTTATCGATAAGAGAAATGAAGCAATAAAAAAAGATGTAGAAAAAAGAACAGCTAAAGATAGTGTAAAAGATGTTAAATCTGACATACAAAAAGTAATGGATAAAAATAAAGCCTATTATAAAAAGATATCAGAATCATCAACTTTTAAAACTTTACCTAGTAAAACTCAACGAATGATTAAAAATATTATTGAGGGTAAAATACCTATGGGTCAAGAAGCTAAAGAAAAGAAAATTGACCTCTTAATGAAGAGTGCTATGAATGTAGGTGGACTAACTCAGTCTTCTATGATGAATGGTTTGAGCAGGAAAGTAAATCCTACTACTGGACTAACCATGAACAAGGGCGGCATGACGGACTACCGTAAGTCAGGGATGTTCTACGGTGGGGGAATGGCGAGAAGAGGTAAGTAGTGGCAAATGTCCTCAGCACCTCTCGGCTGAAGAATGTAAAGACGGACTTAACGACTACAAATGCTACCACCGTCTACACCTGTCCTGCCCTCACAGTCTCTGTGGTACAGTCTATGCTCGTGTCAGAAGACAGTGCTAACGCTGATACAATAACCGTTACGATTACAAATGGTAGTGATGTGTTTAGTGTATATAAGGATAAGGCTGTGGGGTCTAAGGGGACAGTAGAATTATTTACCAGAGACTTAATATTAACCTCTGGGGATATTATTAAAGTTACAGCAGGTACAGCAAACAGGTTGCATGTTATTACGTCCATAATAGAAATACCAAAGACAACGGCAGCTTAATACTTGCTTTTACTTTGTAAGTGTGATACAATTAGTTTTTAACAAAATGGTTGGCACATGGCATATTTACAGAGTAACATCCCATACTTCAAGGCATGGGTAAGAAGAGAATATACGTGTAATTTTCAACGATACCACGGTGAATTTTTACACGCAATGGTAATAGCCGTAACGAGTATGCCGAATAGGTCACTCAGTTTTCAGGTCATCTTTACTGGCTGCGAGTCAGATGATACAGATGAACCGAATGTACACGGTGGAGCAATGTGGGCAAGAATGCCCATTACAGCATTGGTTGGTGACACACCATATGACGAATGGCCGCAAGAGTTACCACCATACGTAGCACAGCCTTGGGATTGTATGTCGCATGACCACTCAGTCTACGTTTTGAATAGAGCGACTCCTGCTCCTTGGATAGCCAAGATAGAAGGAGAGTTCTACCCTGCGAAATACTATTTTACTGTAGACTATACAAACAGTGAGATAGCAGATGACCCGGCTCAACATAAACAAAGTCATGTGTTAGAGTTGATGGAAGCAGGAGAGTACACTGGTAACATAGTAGCGTTACCAAACAATCGAGTACGAGTAACCCACCCTGCATGGTTTGAGACAGGGGAAGGACCACCTGACTTTATGCCGAACCAAAGGGTGTTCCATTCAAAACAAGAGACTGAGTACGTTTGGGATACTCAGAGAGTCTTTAATAACTTATATGCTAAAGAGGAGTAAACTATGGCAATGCAAAAAGGCAAGATGAAGAAAAAAGGAATGGCTCGTGGTGGAGCTATGAAGAAGAAAGGCTACGCTAAAGGTGGAGCTAAAATGCCTATGGTCAAAAAAGGTGGGAAGATGATTCCTGCTTTTGCTGCAGACGGTAAAGGTAAAATGAACAAAGGTGGCATGACCAAAAAGAAAAAGGGCATGGCTAAAGGTGGTGCAGCAATGAAGAAGAAGGGTATGGCTAAGGGTGGAGCTACCATGAAGAAGAAGGGTTACGCAGCAGGAGGTATGACTGTTGGGCAACTTAGGTCTGCAGCTAAAGCCAAAGGCTATAAGATAATGAAAGGCTAGTCATATGGCTAAGTCAACCGTTAATAAGGCAGGTAACTATACCAAACCCACCATGAGGAAGAACTTGTTTAGTAAAATAAAGTCAGGTTCTTCTGGTGGGAAGCCCGGACAGTGGAGTGCTAGGAAAGCTCAAATGTTAGCCAAGCAGTACAAAGCTAAGGGTGGTGGTTATACGTAAAGAACCTAAATTTGGTACAGGCAAGAAGCCTAAAAATACAGGCAGAAGGCTCTACACGGACGAGAATCCTAAAGATACGGTGAGTATTAAGTATGCAACCATCCAAGATGCGAAAGACACTATTGCTAAAGTTAAGAGAATTAGCAAACCCTACGCAAGAAAAATACAAATCCTCACCGTTCTTGAGCAACGTGCGGCCGTTCAAGGGAAAACTACACAGTCCAGACTCGCCAAGCAAGCAAAAGTTTCGTTAAAGAGAAAACATAATGCCACTAAAGAAAAGTCAAAAGTCACTTAAATCATGGTCAAAACAAAAATGGAGAACCAAGAGTGGTAAACCCAGTAGCAAAACTGGAGAACGCTATCTTCCAACAGCTGCAATCAAGGCTCTATCACCCCAAGAGTACGCAGCAACAACTAAAGCTAAAAGAAAAGGCACAAAGGCAGGAAAGCAATTCGTTAAGCAACCTAAAAGCATCGCTAAAAAAACGAGAAGTTATCGAAAAGTTACATAATGTCGGATATTTTGAAGATAACTCCAAAGTATGACAAGTCTTGGTATGTAAAATGGAGTGCAACAATATTAGCTTTATTATCTGTAGCCTTAAACTCCATACCAATAATGCCTTGGAACTTTTTTGTGGGAGCATTAGCAGGTGCAGGGTGGACTTTAGTGGGAATATGGTGGCACGATAGAGCATTACTATTATTAAATGGAGTCATTACATTTATGTATTTTATGGGTGGTATTAATTACATGGTAACAATATGGTAGAAACATGGTTTGCTGTAGCCATAATGCTAGGGGTACACTCGGATGGCACACAGGATGTATTTATATTTGAACAATCAGAAAAGCATGGACACTTTCATACTGCAATGCAATGCAAAGATTATGTAAAAGACAACCCTCTTCCTATAATAAAGGCATTAGTAAAAGAATATGGACCACGACCAATACAAAAAGTTCTTTGCGTACCTGAAAAGAATGTTCGACAGTTTATTGAAGAACGTGATTTAGATGCTTTATGAACCTACTTGTGAAGTATGTGGACATCACATTGAGGATGATAAATGTGAGTATTGTGAGAAGACTGGAGAAAACGGTAATTGGATAAACAAAGTTATAGAAGAAGATGAAGCAGCAAAAGATGGAAAATAAAATCTTGAAACTAAAAATGAAGCTTTTAAAAATGTGGACTAAATTAAGTAAAATAAAAAGAAATAAAAAAGAAATATGACGCCAGAGACACTTGATAGATGGAGAATACTACCAAGACTTATGATGCTCGTTATGACAGGTGTTTACATTCGTTGTATAGAATGGGCTTTGAGTCAGCCAGAGTTGACCACACAACAGGCAGGACTAATATCAGTGATTACAGGGGCAATGACTGGGAGTTTTGCTATATGGATGAACGCAGAGAAATCAGAGACAAAAACAATGGGGAGAGAAGAACGATGAGAAAATATTTAAAAAGATTATGGTGTGCATTGTGGAACAAGAAGTGCCACGATGATTGTGACTGTGTTTAATAAAGGAGATAAGTATGCCTACACTATCTATGGATGAAAAAGGTAAAGAATCTATTACAGGTCTTAAAGTAATTGATTTAAAAAAGATAGCTAAAAGAGAAGGTATAGATGTTATTGGTTTAAAAAAAGATGCTATTATGAGAAAATTAACTAGACAATTAGGTACTAGATTCTATAAATTAGGGGGTCTTGCTAAAAGACGGAAGAAATAATGCTAGGTACACTACTAAGTTCTGTATCTAGTTTAGCATCTTCTTACCTAGATGGTAAGGTTGCTGTCCAAAAGGCTGAAGCAACCATTCGCATGAAAGAAGCCACAGGTGAGATAGATTGGGACTTAGCTGCTATGAGGGCATCTCAAAGCTCGTGGAAAGACGAATGGCTAACTTTACTTTTTAGTATTCCTCTGGTACTGAGCTTCATGGGTGAATGGGGGAGGGGTATAGTAGCAGATGGCTTTACGGCTTTGGCAGGTATGCCACAGTGGTATCAGATTGCGTTAGGAGCTATCGTATCGGCTAGTTTTGCTACACGGTCTGCAGGTAAATTTTTTAATGGGATGAAAAAGAAATGACATTTAAACTATCAAGTAGAAGTCTAGGTAAACTAGAAGGTGTAAATCCTATACTAGTAGACACAGTAAAACGTGCTATCGAAGTGAGCAAAGTGGACTTTGGCGTTATCTATGGTGTTCGTTCTTTAGAAGAGCAGGAGAAGCTGTACAAGGCAGGACGCTCACAGACAATGAAGTCTCGCCACCTTATCCAAGAAGATGGTACATCACATGCTGTAGACTTAATGGCATACGATGGCAGTAACCCAAGTTGGGACATCGTGATGTACGATGACATAGCTGATGCAATGAAAGCTGCTGCGAAAGAAACTGGAGCTACAATCCGTTGGGGAGCAGCATGGAATATAGACAGCATAACGGATTGGGAAAGACCAATGGAAGACGCTATGAATAATTACATAGACGTAAGAAGAAGTCAAGGCAGAAGACCATTTATTGATGGTCCTCATTTTGAGTTAAACTAATGGCACTTACAGAAAAACAACAAAAGTTCTTGGATGTCCTCTTTGAGGAAGCACAAGGTAATCCTCTTCAGGCTAAGAAGCTTGCAGGATACAGTGACAATGTTGCTACCTCCTCTGTTACTGCTGCTCTTAAAGAACAAATAGCTGACTTGACTAAACAATTTATCTCTTCTGCAGCTACTAAGGCAGCCTATTCTATGTATGAAGTAATGCACAGTCCTACAGACTTAGGTAATAAAGAGAAGATGATAGCCGCTAAGGATGTACTAGACCGTAGTGGATTTACTAAAACGGATAAGGTGGAGGTTACGGCAGCTAGTCCTCTGTTCATCCTACCACCGAAGAATGATGAGAACGACTAAAGACTGGAAACTGCCTGTACCAGAGGAAACAGAAGATGGGTTTGATTGGCAACCTGTTGTACGAGTAGGACGGACTGTCCCCTTTGGCTACGAGCAAGATGCAGAAGACAAAGATATTCTTTTACCGATAGTAGAAGAATTAAATTTGTTAGAGAAGGCTAAGAAGTATTTAAAACAGTACAGCTACAGAGATGTATCGAACTGGTTGAGTGAACAGTCTGGACGCTATATATCTCATGTAGGTTTGATGAAGAGAGTAAAACTTGAACAAAAGCGTAAGAGAGAAGCTTCAAACCAACGCTACCTTGCCCAAAGGTACAAAGAAGCCCTTGAGAAGGCAGAAAAAATCGAAACCACAAGATTTGGTGCAAGAGACCAAGGTACAGGCACAACCGAAGCCTGAGCCGATAGAAACGGAAGAAGCACAAAATGTTATCTTTCAACCAAATAAAGGACCTCAAACAGAGTTTCTTTCGTCTACAGAACGTGAAGTGTTATACGGTGGTTCAGCAGGAGGTGGTAAGTCTTACGCAATGTTAGCCGACCCTGTGCGTTACTTTAATAACCCTCAGTTTAGAGGACTACTAATAAGACGTACAACAGAAGAACTAAGAGAACTTATCTCTGTTTCTAAACAACTCTACCCACAGGCGATACCTAACATACGCTTCATGGAAAGAGACAAGACTTGGGTAGCACCATCAGGAGCAACGCTCTGGATGTCTTACCTAGACAGAGATGATGATGTTACACGGTATCAGGGACAGGCTTTTAGTTGGATAGGGTTTGACGAACTTACACAGTGGGGGAGTCCTTATCCATTCGACTACATGAGGTCAAGACTACGTACAGCAAAAGGAAGTGGACTAGATTTATACCAGAGAGCTACATCAAACCCCGGGGGAGCAGGACACAGTTGGGTAAAGAAAATGTTTATTGACCCTGCACCACACAACACATCCTTTTGGGCAACAGACCTAGAGACAGGTAAGATTCTTCAAATGCCTAAGGGTCACAGTCAAGAAGGTAAACCATTATTTAAAAGACGATTTATTCCTGCTACCCTTTTTGATAATCCATATTTAGCAGAAGATGGAATGTATGAAGCAAACCTTTTGTCTTTACCTGAGTATCAACGCAAGCAACTACTAGAGGGTAATTGGGATGTTAATGAGGGAGCAGCATTTCCAGAGTGGAATAGGACTATACACGTTGTTGACCCTTATATTATACCAAACAGTTGGACAAAGTTTAGAGCTTGTGACTATGGATATGGAAGTCACACAGGAGTTGTTTGGATAGCTGTAACACCATCAGAGCAACTAGTAGTATACAGAGAGTTGTATGCATCAAAAGTATTAGCAACAGACTTAGCTGATATGGTGCTTGAAGCTGAAGCAGAGGATGGTAGTATTCGATACGGAGTGTTAGATAGTTCACTGTGGCACAAAAGAGGAGATACAGGACCTTCATTGGCTGAACAAATGATAATAAAAGGGTGTCGATGGAGACCCTCTGATAGAAGCAAAGGAAGTCGTATTGCAGGAAAGAACGAAATACACAGGCGATTGCAAGTCGATGAATTTACCGAAGAACCACGCATTGTCTTCTTTAACACTTGTACAAATATTATATCTCAACTTCCTTCTATCCCACTCGACAAGAACAATTCGGAAGACGTAGATACAAAGTCAGAAGACCACTTATATGATGCACTACGTTATGGTGTAATGACACGACCACGAAGTAGTTTGTTTGATTACAACCCTGATATGCAGCGTACTGGTTTTCAGATGGCTGACTCAACTTTTGGATACTGAGGTAAAATATGGAAGAAGATGAAATAATGACAGATTCCGAACAATCTGCTGCAATAGAAGATATGGAAGAAAATTCTTTAGTTGATAGTCCTGTTGGAGAGATAGTAGGTTTTGTAAAAGAAAAGTTTAGTAAGGCTGAGACAAATAGACGAGGTGACGAAGAAAGATGGATACAGGCTTATAGAAACTATCGTGGTTTATATAGTCCTGAAGTTCAGTTTACTTCTACAGAAAAATCAAAAGTATTTGTTAAGGTTACTAAAACAAAAGTTCTTGCTGCATATGGTCAAATAGTAGAAGTTCTTTTTGGTGGTAATAAATTTCCTCTTAGTATTAATCCTACAGTTTTACCTGATGGTGTTGAAGAAACTGTTAGTTTAGAAACTAATGAACAAATTACAGAAGCAAAAGAAGATGTAGTGCAACAAACAGATATGCCTACGTTAAAACCCGGAGAAACATTTCCTGAGTTTATGGAAAGAGTAGGACCTCTTGAGGATGACTTAACTGGCATAGAAGATAAAATAGAATTTAAAAATACAGGTAGTCCTACAGCCGTTAATTTTCATCCTGCTATGGTTGCAGCAAAGAAGATGGAAAAGAAAATACACGACCAATTAGAAGAGTCTAATGCTAAAAAACAACTAAGGTCTGCTGCTTTTGAAACAGCATTATTTGGTACAGGAATAATGAAAGGACCTTTTGCTGTAGACAAAGAATACCCTAATTGGGATGATGAAGGTAATTATAGTCCTTTATTTAAAACTGTACCACAAACTTCTCACGTATCAATATGGAACTTCTATCCAGACCCTGACGCAAGTAATATGGAAGAAGCCGAGTATATCATAGAACGACATAAGATGTCTCGTTCTCAACTACGTGCATTAAAAAGAAGACCATTTTTTAGGGAAAATGCTATTGACAAATCTCTTAATGAAGGAGAAATGTATAACAAAGAATGGTGGGAACATGTTATGGAAGATAACAGCCAAGAGGATAGAGCTGATAGATTTGAAGTTTTAGAATTTTGGGGGTTTGTAGATAGAGATATAATTGAAGGATATGATGTAGAAATACCTGAAGAGTTAAAAGACTTAGAACAAATTAGTGTTAATATCTGGGTATGTAATAATAATGTTCTTAGACTTGTTATGAATCCATTTACTCCTGCCTATCTACCTTACTATGCAACACCATACGAAATGAATCCATATAGTATATTTGGTGTAGGTATTGGTGAAAATATGGACGATACGCAAACACTTATGAATGGTTTTATGCGTATGTCTGTAGACAACGCTGCATTATCAGGTAATCTTTTGATAGAAGTTGACGAAACTAACTTAGTTCCGGGTCAGGATTTATCTGTATATCCGGGAAAAATATTCAGAAGACAGGGGGGTGCTCCCGGACAAGCTATATTTGGCACAAAGTTTCCTAATGTGTCAAATGAAAATATGCAGATGTTTGATAAAGCACGACAGTTAGCTGATGAAAGCACAGGTCTTCCATCTTTTGCTCATGGTCAAACAGGTATATCAGGTGTAGGACGGACAGCTTCAGGTATTAGTATGTTAATGAATGCAGCTAATGGTTCTATACGTAGTGTAATTAAAAATGTAGATGATTATCTACTAGGACCTTTGGGCAAATCATTTTTTAGTTTTAACATGCAGTTTGACTTTGACCCTGAAATAAAAGGGGACTTAGAAGTTAAAGCACAGGGTACAGAAAGTCTTATGGCTAATGAGGTACGTAGTCAAAGACTTATGCAGTTTATGCAGACAGTATCTAACCCTGCTCTCGCTCCGTTTGCACGAATGGATTATATTGTTAGGGAGATAGCAAAGTCTATGGACTTAGACCCTGACAAAGTGGCTAACTCTATGAGTCAGGCTGCAGTACAGGCTGAGATACTTAAAAAATTTCAAGAAAATAATCCTCAAGTTGCAAATCCACCACAAGAAGGTCAGCCTACCCAAGAACAGCAACAAGCACCAGTAGGAGGTCAAGTAGAAGATACTCAAGGTTCAGGTGGTGCTAATATAGGCACAGGCTCAGTACCAACACCTGATGAACCGGGGTTTACTGGTAATCAAGGTACAATACAATGAACTTAAAAAAGTTAGTAAATGATAAACCTTTGTGGGATAATTTTATAGAGTATCTTGATGATGTTATTGAAAAAAATCATATAGCCTTAGAGCAGTCTGACAATCATGTTGTTATTCACAGACTACAGGGTGCAATAGGTGCGTTACGTAGACTTAAATATCTTAGAGAAGAAATGAACAGTTCTAATGGTTGAGTATATAACTAAAAATAAACTTATAGAAAGAGATGATTCTGGCAAAGTTAATTATTTATTAACAGCAAGGAATATTGGAGCAAAGTTATTAGGAACTTATGATGAAGCTAAAAGAGCCGAGTCAGTAGGTATTGAAGTAGGTGAAAGATATCGTGATGATTTTCAAAGAGCAGAGGACACAGCTAGGCATGGCATATTTCATGGTCTTTTACTTGATGAAAAAGGTAAGATGAATATGCTTGAAAAATTAGGTCTTAAAGATGGAGAGAGCATAGATCATCCTTGGATCAATAAAGCATTAGAAAGAG